CAAGGACTTTTCTTTCTCCTCTCGCCAGATTGCGGCAAGCAGGAATGATGGCAGTCCCTTGGATACGACAGCAGCGGAGTTGGCTGGGCAGAAAGTGGCGGAGGAGGCGGAAAAGCTGGCGCTGGGCACGCTTGATGAGTATACTTATGGTGGTGGCACTGTTTATGGTCTAATTAATTACGAGAATGCCATTGCTCAGGTACTGACCAATCCTACGACTGAGGGGTGGGCTGGAACGACGCTGCTTGACGAAGTTTTGGAAATGATTCAAGCAAGCCAAGATCATTATTATTATGGTCCTTGGCGGCTGTATGTCAGTCCGAATTGGGGGCGATACCTCAATGGCGAATTCAAGGCTGCGAGTGATAAAGCGTTGCGGACCCGCTTGCTTGAGATTGAAGGTATCTCTGACATTTTGACCTTGGACTATCTGACTGGGTATAAGATGGTCCTTGTGATGACCTCGCCTTCGGTTGTCAGGATAGTGGTTGGAATGGAGATGACTACGGTCGAGTGGGATTCCCATGGTGGTATGCAGAAGAACTTCAAGGTGATGGCTATATATGTTCCCCAAGTTCGTTGTGATTTCAATGGAAATACTGGTATAGTCTATGGTAATGTCGCTTAGTGTTTGTTGTGCTGGTGGGAGGCGCTGGAGTTGAGCCGTGAGGGCTTCTCGGCTCAACTCCGTACGCCGCTTATGTAAGTAAGGAGACTATGATGAAATTCAAAGTGAAAGGCGGTTCGTATTCGGAAGCAGGGAAAGTTTATAAGAAGGGAGATACTTTTGATAGTGATTATAATCTTGCAGAAGCGTTTCCTTTCAAGTTTGAACTAGTTGGGGACACAACTCCTGCTGTCCCTAAGAAAAAGACAATTAAGAAGGAAAAGGCGGAAACGCCTAGCTTTGATGTTCCTTTGGGAAGGGATGTCACAGTTCGGCACGTAAAGGCAGCTGACGCCGGCCTCCGCGTATTCTACAAAGATAAGCACTATTATGTCACTGATAAGGCGTCCCCTGAAACACCGTTGCACCCTGAGCCTTTAACCCGTACCGAATTAGTGGCCTATCTTCGGAAGCTGAAATGAAGTGGAATCCGAAGCCAATTTGGGAAGGTGAGGATGTTTTTGTGATAGGTGGTGGGCCTTCACTACGTGCCTTTCGGTTTGATCGTCTCAAGCCTTATCTAACGGTAGGGTGTAATGATGCTTACTTGTTGGGGGAAGAGATATGTAATATCTGTGTGTTTGGTGATCTCAAATGGTATATGAAAAACAAGAGTGGACTTGAGAAGTTTGCTGGTTTGGTGGTGACTAACCAGCCATCGCTCCATGTACGAAGTCCTGACTGGCTGAGAACTATGAGCCGTGTGCCTAATGGGTTAAGTTCAACTGGTCTTTCTTGGAATGGCAATACTGGTGCGATGGCTATTAATTTGGCCTTGATTCTTGGTGCTCAGCGGGTTTTTCTGCTAGGTATTGATCTGAAATTACATGGCAAAAAGGCTAACTGGCATGATAATCATCAGAAGAAAAGCAGTACTGCCGGTTGGGTTGGTCCGTTCAGGCGGTTTCGTGCGGGGTTTAGGAGTGTGGCAAAGGCTTTGCCTGTGACTTTTCCGGGTAAGGAAGTAATTAATCTTGGTCCTGACAGTACTTTGGATATATTTCCAAAGGCGTGTTTGGATGATTTTGTGAAGGGTGATATTAGTGAGTAAAGAGACAGGTCCGAATGGCTGGAATGAGTATGGTAGATTGGTGCTTTCTAAGTTGGATGAGCATGACGAAGAACTGAAAAAGAATACTGAAGCAATAGAGAAATTGACAAACTCACTCTATGTTTTTCGAGCGAAGGTGTATGCATGGGCTACTGTGTTTGCAGCAGCGGCTGCAATAGTTATTCGTATGATTCCCAATCCTTGGGATTGAAAGGGCGTGAAATATGATAAGTAGGATTCGAGACTTTTTCCAAGGCAAGAAAACTTATTTGGTAGCAGTGACAACCTTCATCCTTGGAGGTCTTGCTGCTTGTGGGTATGAAGTGCCTGTGTGGGTTTATCCCTTACTTGGTGCACTTGGCCTGACTACATTGAGAGCTGGTGTAGACAAGGCGGGACAGCAAGTACCTAAGACGAAATGATATGGCAGTACGAACGACAGAAGAAGCTGTAGAAGGGATTATTGAAGTTGATTCCTCTATTAGCTTGACGCCATTCATTGAGACAGCAAACGCTTTAGTGACTTCTTGCTGTGACGATACTGTGTATACTGCAGCACAGCTTGAATTGGTAGAGAGATGGCTTGCTGCACATTTTTACGCAATCTGTGATCCGCGAGCGGTGTCTGAGCATGCAGGTCCTGTGGGTGCTACATATCAGAGTCGTGTGGATTTGGGCTTTCATGTAACCCATTATGGGCAGCAGGCGATGGCTTTGGATACTGAAGGAGGTCTTGCTGCCTTGAATCGTAGAATTGTGAAGGGCGAGAAAAAGATCACTCCCAGTATATCGTGGTTAGGTATTACAGATTGGGACACAGATAATATATAAGGAGTTGTGTGATGGCGAGACGGCCGGCAAGAGATGGAAGCGGTAAAGGTAGGGGTTAGCCAGGTGGTGGCCGACGTGGACGTAATACCGGCGGTTGTAAGAGTGGCGGTCCTGGTTACGGCAAGGGTGGTGGGCGTGGTGGTGGTAAAGGTCGTAAAGGATAATATATGAGTATCATAACTAAGATGCGAAAACAAAATGCCGTCTACTGGGGGCCTCCTGTTGAGGATGGTGATGGCGGGTTTACTTTTCCTGATCCTGTAGCCGTGGCATGCAGGTGGGATGCTGTAGAAGGTGTTGTGTCGGATGAGAGAACACATGAGGAATTGAATAACTCAATAGTCTATGTAGACCAAGATGTGCAGTTGAATGGATATTTGTTTCTTGGTACACTGGAGGAGGTGGGCGAGGACAGTCCTTTGGATATCGAAGGTGCTCGACAGATTACGGGCTTTGAAAAAACACCGAATCTGAAGGCAACTGAGTTTCTGAGGAAAGCGGTTGTGTGATGGCGAAGGCTTATGCAATTAAGGGTTTGGATGAAATCGAGCGCAATCTTCGTAAGATGGCGAAGTCGATGAATAAGAATCTTGTGCCTGCAATGGGTGATATTGTCAAAACAATTCAGCGTGAGTCTATGAAGAGAACCCCAATAGACACGGGCAATTTGAGAGGGAGTCATCGATCAAGAGTGATACCTACTTTGCGTGGTGTGGTTGGGATGATTTATGTAATAGCCTCCTATGGTTTGTTTGTACATGAAGCCCCTCCAAGTACAAAATTCAAATCACCTTGGCCGCGGGGCCGGAAGTTTCTTGAGCGTGCGATTGTGGATAACAAAAAGAAGATTCTTGATATTATAGCAGAATGGATGAAACGATAGAATGTCTGTGATTATGTATCCTGTGGCGCGAATCATCCGCGACTTCCTTGTGGAAGAGGGTGTGGGTTATGATTACTCCGCTTCGACGGATTGGTCAATTGCTACTGCTGCGATGCCCACAAAGCCATTCAACTGTATTACAATATATGATGAACAAAGTACAAAGGTAGTTGGCTATCTTGGCGAGGGCATTCAAGAGGACTGGGTGTTTTCCATTGAGATTCGTAGTACTGAACAAGAACCTGGACAGTACAAAGCCAAAGAGATTATAAAGGCCCTTGACGGCCTCGCTGATTGGGTTTGGGTTGGCGGGTCGTCTGAGTATAGCCAAACGGTGACGATAGCACATGCTCGTCGGGACCGTGGGATATTCCCAATGGGGCGGGATGAGAATGGTCGTTGGAAGTTCAATCTGGAATATGCACTGATGGTTCAGTCAGTGGAGGACTAATTGATGTTAGACAATACACTGAAAGACGGAAAAGGGATTACACTGGTGTTTGATTTGTTTGGTGATGGGGATAGTAGTAACCTTACTGCTGTGATTGATCCGACAAGTATTACACCGCCTGCTCTTGATGGTGGTGATGGAATTGATACTACAACCCTTTCTAATGAGACATATCGCACTAAACAAGCAAGATCATTGATTGAGGTAACCGATGGTTCGATGACTGTGGCGTATGATCCAGCCATTTGGGAAACTAATGGTGCTGGGTTTGATATTTCTGATGTGTTGAATCATAATGGGAAGTTCACAATCACTTTTCCAAATGATGATACTGTTGATTTCTATGGATATATCAAGTCTTTTACGCCAAGTGAGTTGGTAGAAGGTGAAATGCCTACGGCAGAAATTGCAATTGTGGTGACGAACTACCAGGATGCGGATCATCCGGAAGTAGGCCCTGTTTGGACAACTGGATAGAGGGCAAACCCCGAAGTAGATTTGGGATGAAGGAGTAGAGATGTTAGATAACACACTGAAAGACGGAAAAGGAATTACAATTACTTTTGATGCTTCGTCGGCAGTTGCACTTGATCTTGACCCGACAAGTATTACGCCGCCTGCTCTTGATGGTGGTGATGGAATTGATACTACAACGCTTTCTAATGATGAGTACCGAACTAAAGAGCCGGGTGCATTGATTGATATTCCATCCGGCTCGATGACTGTGGCATATGATCCAATGGCATACGATGCTACTGGTGATATTCCGGCATTGATTAATACGAATGGATTGATTACTTATACTTTTCCAAATGATGATACTGTTGCGTTTTATGGTTTCCTGAAGTCTTTCACCCCAGGCGAATTAGTGGAAGGCGAGATGCCTACGGCGGAGATTGAAATTGTAATAACAAATGTGGATGATGCAGGTGATGAGACTGCTCCTGTTTGGACAACTGGTTAGTATTTGAGTTTTGTAGGAGAATGATTAATGGATGAATATGTAACTATACCGAAAGTAGTACCGTTGAAGATTGATGGTCAGCTTTATGAGTTGCGTGAGTTGACAGTGGCCGGCCAGACAAAGTATTTGAAAGACCTCTCCAAGACGATGGAAATAAGGATGGTCTCGACAGGCGAAAAGGATGCTTCTGGTGAGGAGGTTCTTCGGAAGGACGTTCATTTTACGAGTCTTACCACTGTTCAAGATGTTCTACTGCAAGCGTGCCTTTTCCGTGTGGATGATGCAGGTAAGGGAACTCCGGTTCCGATAGAAACAATCAGAGGTTGGGGTGTTACCCTCGTGAATAAGCTTGTTGCCAAGGCGACGGAGCTGAATGATTTGGAACGACCGGAAGATGTGCTGGCACAGGAAGCGGAAAAAAACTAGCAGTGGATGGCCTGTTTTGGTGTCAACTTGCGGAAACGTTAGGCCACCCGATAGCTGAGTTACAGCAAACGCTTTCACTAAGCGAGGTCCGTTTGTGGAAGGCAAAATTTGACACTGACTGGGACAGGTACGAAAAGATTGAATGGTACTTGGCAAGGATTGCAATGGCTATTTACCAAGTAAATTCAGTGAAACAGCATAAGTGGAGGGTGAAGGATTTTCTTCTACGATTTCGTGCTCCTGGTAAAGATATTTCTGTTACAGAAGGTGCTGTGGAGAGGGTCAAACATCATCTTAGAGCTATGTTTGCCATAGCTAAGAGGGGGAAGAAGAAATGATTCCGAAGAGTTTAGGAACTGCTACGGCTTACATCAAAACTGATGCTGCTGGTATTGCCCACGGTTGTAATGTAGCAATCAAAAAGATGCAGGGCTTTCAGAAGAAGCTCAAATCTTCTGGTCTTGCTACGATCAAACTTGGTGTGGTGATGGCTGCACCAATGGCTATGGCTACTAAGGTGTTTGCAAGTTTTGATGACCAAATGAGAGAAACACAAGCTGTTACTGGTGCAACGGGCGAAGCCTTCGAGAGGATGACTGAACAGGCTAAGTTTCTTGGTCGCACTACATCCTTTACTGCTCGACAAGTTGCGAGTGCTACTACTGAGTTGGGTCGTGCGGGCTTTGCAGTGAAGGAGATACAAGCAGCGGTTCCTGCTGTGCTGAATCTTGCTCGTGCAACAGGTACTGACTTGACTGAGGCCACGACTATAGCATCAAGCACCCTTCGTGCTTTTGGTCTTGATGCGGGTGAGATGACTCACATG